GAGCAGTATGTGGCTCCTAAGGCAATCCCTGCATACGTTGTCCAGAATCCTAACTGCTGCGCACCTACCGGCTGCGGCTGCGGTTCGTTCTGAGTAAGGCGGTGACGATATGGCTGCAGAATATCTTGCTAACGCAGTACAGGACGTGTCTCTGAACGCTCCTGTTAACTTCACAGCATCTATACCTTGCACTAAGGGATATGTATATCACGAAGATGAAACAGGTATTTTTATTCTCAGAGGTATCACTTGCGGACAGTGCTTCGCAACTTATCAGATAACATTTAACGGCAATATTGCTATTCCAGAGGGCGGTACAGTCGCACCTATAGCAATAGCAATCACCGTGAACGGAGAGCCGAGACTGACAAGCAGAGCTATTTTCACACCTGCGGCAGTTGAGGACTACGGAAATGTTACAAGCACGGCAATTATTAAAGTTCCTCGTGGCTGCTGCTTCTCATTATCGATTGAAGCAATACCAGCTACAACGGATCCGACAGTAACGCCTGCTCCGGTAATCGAAGTACAGAACGCAAACCTTGTGATAAACAGAATCGCCTGAAAGGAGGATATACATGAATAAGGAACTTGATACATTATATGAGCTCTGCGAGACTATCAGCATGGAGCTGGAAAGCTGTAACGAAAAGATCAGACAGGCTAACGGCAAGCTCAGCCCCGGAGACATCGACTATCTCGACAAGCTCACTCATACCATGAAGAGCCTGAAAGCCGTTATCGGTATGCTTGAAGCGCAGGACAGTAAGTATTCTGGTCACTTCTGGGACGGTAGATACTACTTCGACGGTGGCAACTCGATGGACGGTAGCTCGAACCGTGGCTCTTATGAGGGCGGCAGCTCCAACAGATCATATGGCAGAGGCAGAAATGCAAACCGTGACCGCATGGGCCGCTACGCCGAGAGAGGCTACAGCCGTGCCGATGCAGAAGAGGACTTCCGCACTGAGATCGAGGAGCTTATGAACAAGGCTCCCGATGAGCAGTCCAGGAAGAAGCTCGAAAAGCTCATGAACGAAATGAAATGATTAAAAGCCCTGCGGTTATTCCGTAGGGCTTTTGTTTATCGTTCTATTCGTGATTCTTGAAGAATTCAACTGACGCTGCGAGGAATGCTTCTGTATCATCTTTGTCTATGTCCTTGACATATTCGTCATAGTCGTGTTTCAGGATTATCCTGTGTATTATGTCGCTTACTGTGTTGCGGTAGTGATCGCAGAACATTTCAATTCCGTTAAGCTTCTTTGTGAGCTTTCCTTCATCGTCGATGTACTTATAGTTGATAGCTCTGATGATCCCGTCGTGAAGTCCTTTTGCAATGATGTATTCATTGCCTTTATAGTTGTAAACCTTCACTAATGTTTTATATGCTTCTTTCATAATTATGCCTCCTTTTTAATATTCCATGTAAAGTCTTCGATATCGTTTGAGAATACATCTATTGAAACGATTTCTGAGTAATACTCGATATTCTCAAAGTTGAATCTACTGTATACATCCATGAGGTTATTGAACATCTGTCTCATTCCTGTGAGCTTCTTAAAAGCGATATCACAACGGGTCCTTAAATAATCCTCTCTTGGATCCATGTTTGAAATTTCTCCTCTAAGTTCGAGATATCTCTTTAAGCCTCTAACTCTTGAATTAAAGATCTTGATATCCTTTGACATAAAGTCAAGGCCTTTTTCTAATGTTGTGTTCATAATGTACCTCCCTATTTATATTTCCATGTATGCATCGATGACTGCGCAAGCGTAATCTGCTGTTATTCCGAATTTTTCTCTCAGGGCCCATACACAGCCGCTCCATGAATCTACCTCATCCCATATCTTATCAAGAAATTCAATGTACTTCTTGTTGAGGTTCTCAATCTTAAAATCGTCTCTCATAATCTTTTCCTTTCTGCGGAGGTTTGGCCGCCTCCGCTCGGCTTCAGGTTTACCAGTTAGCTGTTTCTTTTACGAGTTCTTCGATGCTGAAGGTCTTATCTGTGAGGTTGTTTCCTTCCTCATCCATGTACTCGTCTGCTCGGTCGTTAAGGTAGTTCATAAGTTTGCTGTACTTGTTGTACTCTTCACATACCTTATCAAAAATCTCTGTAAATGTCATATTGATTCCTCCTTAATGGGTGGTGGTTTTTTCTTTCTGTATATAGTATAGCATACTTGCGCAAGTATGTCAAGAAAAAAGAAAAATAAAGATTGACAAAGTTTCAAGCTCAGTTTTGTGCATTCTGCATACTTGTGTAAGTATGGCAAATGTGGTATAATACTATAAAGGAGGTGAGCCTATGGGTAAAACATCAGCAGCTGCAAAGAACAGATATAATGATAAGGCATACGACAGAATAAACCTTGTCGTAAAAAAAGGACTGAAAGAATTCTATCAACAAAGAGCTGAAGCTCAGGGCCTGAGCCTGAACGCCTACATTAACAAGCTTCTGGAAGAGGACACAAAAAAATTCCCTGTCTGATCGGCAGGGGATTCGTGTCATATATCGTGTCATATTGTGAGAAAAAATACTTTATTTTGAGTTAAATTTCTTTAACTCTGAATAAAGATTCTTTTATTTATCAAGTAAATAAAATCCCGATATACCGCAGATGTTCGACTATCTGTTGATATATCGGGATTTGTTATGTGGTGGAGGCGAGGGGAATTGAACCCCTGTCTCGTAATGCGTTATAGCTTTGTATCTTCTGTCGTGTCATATATTGCGTCATAAATACTTTTAAAATAGCTGTCAATCTTATCATCCGCAGCCTGACGCTCAGCTGTAAAGGTGTGCTGATAAACTGACTTCATAACGTGTGGCGAGGACCAGCCGCCTCTCTCCATAGCGTACTTATCCGGGATGCCGAGTGCAAGCATAACGGAAGCGTTCATGTGCCTCAGATCGTGGAACGTCATAGGCTGTATATCGTTACGCTGCAAGAGCTTCACAAATCGCTTGTAAATGGCCTGACCTGATAGCAAGGTAAGATAATCCTGCTCCGCTGGAAGGGCTGAAATAAGCTCCAGTATGGGCTCAGGAAGACGTATCTGACGTGTACTTTCAATTGTTTTCGTAGCGTGACGTTCAATGAATTCATTATCAGCAGTAACAATTGTATCGCAAACTGTAAGCACACCATTGCTTATATTAGACTTCTTAGCGCCTCGAATCTCAGACATTCGCAAGCTACACCAGAGAGCCAGCAGGCAAGGCAGCTCTATCTCGGTACCTTTGATAACTCTGAGGATCTCCGTTACCTCAGGAAGTTGCTTTATTTTCTTGCTGTTTTTTGGCAGCGTTGTTCTGAGCCTGAGCTCAGGAGCATAGACATTCAGAACCGACACGAGCAGGCCGTGAGCGTTCCGGACCGTCTTAGGAGACTTGCTGAGGGCAAGGCGGTTTATATACGCTTGAACATCGGTTGCAGTCAGGTCTTTGATATATTTGTCGCACAGCTCTGCAAGGCTGTTTCTGCGGTCCTTGCGATATCCTGAGATCGTTGTCGGTGATAATACGTTCTCTTTGAGTGCTATATACTCATCGATGCACTCTCCGACCGTCTTCCCCTGCTCCTTCTTCTGCTTCTTTCCTGCCTGCCATTCCTTAGCCAGGAACTCGGCCTCGTTCTTGCCAGCCTTACCGGGGAGCTTGGAAGTGAAGGAAAGATACTTCCCTGTTTCGCTGTCGTATACTCTGACACGCCAGGATCCAGAGGGGAGCTGTTTAGCTTTTGCCATAGGATCACCTCATATCTAATCGTTCAAAAATGAGTGTTGCTTGTATCTTGTCTCCTCCGAGGAAACCCTTTGAACCTGATGAAGTTGTTGTTACAGTGTGGAGCCTATACCCTTTTTTCACCTGTGCATTTATTACACTTTGTAAAGAACCTAAACTTCCATCACTTGAACCAGTTCCGAGAAGTTGCTCAGTAAGAACCACTTGCTTTACGACGTAAGGCTCACCTTTCACTTGTTCACCTGAACCAACTTTATTGTCAAATCCAAACATAGTGTTCCTCCTTTGATTTTGGCAATATGGACATACTTTTGCTTTTTTATCAATCATATTATTGCAATATTTGCATTGCTTCATCTTTTTATTAGGTTTATTATCTCCACGATAATACTCATATTGTGTTTGAGTTTGAAATTCATCCACATCAATCACACCTTTTTCATAATGAAACTTCTATTTTTCAGAAAGTTTATGCTTCTGCTACATTTCCGAGTATAATATAATCACAGGCAGGTCCTGAAGAGCCGTCAACACGCAGCACAGTTTTAATATATTTACTCCGATCAATATACTTTCCACGGTCTCACCATTGGCGGCTCAATCTTTTTTAGGGGTGGTATCATTGACAAGAGAAGAAAAGATCGAACGTATAATATACTTATTAGAAAAGCATGGTTTTATTCCTCTTCCAGACCTTCCAGAAAGCCAAGCAAACGGTCAAGCCGAGAATCAGGAAGACTAATAATCTTTGATACAATAACGCTTCTGACGTTGTCAGGGGCGTTATTTTTTATGTTCTCAGGTGTATAAAGGTATTTTGTGCGGCCTAAGAGTAAATCAATAGAAACATCTATACAATCAGCTATGTCAACAACCGTCGATATACCCACATCTGTGCCCTTTTCGATTTTACCGACAGTGTTTTTACCTAAACCACATACTTTTAATACCTCTGATACTGATTTGCCATTAGCTTTAGCTGAACTTTTGATATTTGCTGCAAATTCCTGTGAATTATACATAAAAACACCCTCTTTCTTTTGTATAAATTTACGAAATCACCTTATTAGGGGGATTTATACTTGACTATCCCCTGATTAGGTGATATAATACTATTGTACAGTGAAACAACACATAAAAACAAGTGGTTCACAAAAGGACAGTTTTGCGAACATATATATTTATATACACTTTCATTATAACTTGTTTTTGTGAACTTGTCAACACTGTTAAGTATACTTTTTATGAATGGGAGGTTGATAATTTATGAAATTCTCAGACAAGGTCAAATATCTGAGAACGAAAAAAGGCTTAACACAGGAAGAACTCGGCAGACTTACCTATTTATCGCAGAAGACAATACAAGCTTACGAGAAAGGCCGCATTACTCCGAGAATGCATACAGCCGTACAGCTTGCAAAGGTCCTGAATGTTAAGCCTGACGATCTTATGAATGATGAAAAGGTGGTCTAATATGAATGATGTGCGAAAAGATCATCAAAGGCTGCTGAACAACCTGAAGCTGCTCCAGAAGCAGCACTCGGTATCAGAGCTTTCTGGACTACTCGGCATATCAAAGCCGACCTGGATCGCAAAGATGAAGGAGCCCTGGCGAAAATTCAGTTACGATGATTTCCGTCTCATAGCTAAGTATTGCAGAATTGACTTTGCGCAGCTTATGGACGGTGAACTCAAACTTAGATAGGAGTGAAAGAACTATGACAGACAGAGACAAAGCCGCAAGGATCCTTGCAAAGCTTGCACAGATCCACAGACCGATGGTCTTCAAAGAAGTCGAAGACATACAGTACGGTTGTACTTCTGAGGAGCTGGACTTCTATTACTTCTGGATCGTGATGGATGGAGAATGATTATCAAGATAGAAAGCCGTGACGAATGGCTGAAAGCACGGCAGAAACAGGGAATCGGCGGCAGTGAAGCAGGATGCGTTATCGGTATGAACAAATATCAGAGCAACGTTGAACTGTGGGAACTGAAAACAGGAAAGCGTGAAGCACCTGACCTCTCAGGGAATGCAGCTGTGCAGTTCGGAAAGTTCGCTGAGCCGCTTTTGAGAGAACTGTTCAAACAGGACTATCCCGAATACAGCGTTGACTATCATGAATTCTGGATGTACGTCAACGACAAGTTCCCTTTCATCTTTGCTACACTGGACGGCGAGATCACAGCCCCGGACGGTTCAAGGGGTATCCTTGAAATCAAAACAACAACGATCCAGAACCGCAGTCAGTGGGATGAATGGGATGATAGAATCCCGGACAGCTATTATACACAGATACTTCATCAGTTAGCTGCAACAGGATGGGATTTCGCTATTCTGAAAGCGTATATCCGATATCACGTTGACGGCGAAGTGAGAGTGACGATAAGACATTACAGAATAGACAAAAAAGATGTACAGGAAGAAATCGACTTTCTGATACAACAGGAATCGCTATTCTGGCAGGCGGTACAACAGGACCGCAGACCACCGTTAATATTACCTAATATCTAATCAAAGGAGAATGTAAAATGATGGAATTAATTTTAAAGTCGGTAGAAATCAATTTGCCGCAGGAAATCGAGAACCTTGAAGCGTTAAAGGCTGAACTTGCTCCGAAGCTTGACTATTACAACAATCTCGTTGTTACTGAGGACAGCATCAAGGCAGCTAAAACAGACAAGGCTAATCTGAACAAGCTGAGAACAGCAATTGAAGATCAGCGCAAGTCTATCAAGAAGCAGTATCTTGAACCGTATAACTTTCTTGAAGCACAGTGCAAGGAAGTTGTTGCTCTTATCGATGCACCTATCAAGGCAATTGACAGTCAGATCAAGGCATTTGATGAGATCGAGAAGCAGAGCAAGTACAAGGAACTTGAACAGGCATTTGCAGACCTTAATGCTCCCGAATGGGTAAAGATCGAGGATATTCTCAACCCAAAATGGGGCAATAAAACAGAAAAACTTGACAGCTTAAAGGCTGAAATGGCTGATAATCTGAAAAAGCTGACAGATGATTTTGACAAGTTAGCTGAGATGTACGGCGATAGAGAGTATTATTTGCCGATAGTCAGCAGATTCAAGACAACCAAAGACTTTTCACAGACTGCTGTTTATGCAGTACAGCTTGAAAGTGAGTATAAGAAGGAACAGGAGCGCAAGGCAAGAGAAGAAGAACTCAGACAGCAGATGCTGAAAGCAGCTGAGGAAAAGGAAGCCGCTGAAAGCGTACAGAATGCACCAGAACAGCCCGAACCTGAGCAGAGTGTAATTACACCACCGACAGAGCAGACAACGGTTAACGTTGAATCTGAACAGTGTGAGCCGATTCTGAAGGGCAAATTTGAAGTTGAATGCACAAAGTCACAGCTGATAGCACTGAGAGACTTCATGAAGTCACAGGGTATCAAGTTTGAAATAGTTAAGTAAAGGAGAAAAATATTATGGCAGTTAACAATAGCTTAGTTGCACAGCAGAACGGTGCAATCCAGAAGAAACAGGGCTTTTCAGAGGTAATCAACAGCGTACCTTATCAGCGTATGATCGCTAACACGTTGAAAGACAGAGCAACAGCGAACCGTTTCATTTCCTCTATCGTTTCGGCAGTTGCAACATCCCCGGCATTACAGGAATGCACACCAAAGACAGTTGTTTCAGCTGCACTTCTCGGCGAGGGACTTAAACTTTCGCCCTCTCCACAGCTTGGACAGTTTTACATGGTCCCCTTCAAGCAGAAAGAAAAGACCGACAGAAACGGAAATGTTATTCAGCAGGCTTGTACAAATGCAACGTTCGTTCTCGGATATAAAGGCTATATTCAGCTTGCGACAAGATCAGGAGAGTATAAGCGTATAAATGCAATGCCTATCAAAGAGGGTGAACTCGTAAGATACAATCCTTTTGATGATGAGATAGAACTTGAATACATCGAGAACGATGAACTCCGTGAAACGCTCCCGACAATCGGCTATTATGCAATGTTCGAGTATCACAACGGATTTAGAAAAGTCATGTACTGGTCAAAAGACAAGATGCTTGCACACGCTGACAAGTATTCAGCTGCATTCAGCTCACAGGGATACAAGGATTTACAGGACGGCAAAGTGAATCAGCGTGATATGTGGAAGTATTCAAGTTTCTGGTACAAAGATTTTGACGGAATGGCTTGTAAGACAATGCTCAGACAGCTGATAAGCAAATGGGGCCTTATGAGCATAGATATGCAGAAAGCGTATGAAGCAGACGGCGGCATCATCGGCGAAAACGGAGAAATCACATTTGCTGACGGAGTGCCAAAGGAAACTGCGCCCGATACTGCGCCGATTGAATATGTTGAAGCTGAATCAAATGAGCCTACACCGGAAGAACCTGACAATTTCGCTGATATCCTCGGAGGTTAAGTATGAATAAAGTTGTTATTATAGGCAGGCTGACTTCGGATCCAGAGCTCAGGCAGACACAAAGCGGCATATCTTCATGCCGCTTCACAGTCGCAGTCAACAGAAAATTCAAGAATCAGAACGGTGAGTACGATGCAGACTTCATTAGCTGTCAGGCATGGAGACAGACAGCCGAATTCGTATCTCGTTACTTCACAAAGGGCAAGATGATAGCCCTTGAAGGTACGCTGAGGACCGGCAGCTATCAGGACAGGAATCATTCAGACGTTACACACTATACAACAGACGTATTCGTCGAGAACGTTGAATTTTGCGGCGATAGTAAAGGCAGTAATAATAATACTGCTCAGCAGTCAAGCGGCGCTCAGAGCGTCGTGCAGGCCGCTCAGAATGCAGGAGTTCAGACAGAACAGATGGACTATGGCAGTCTCAGCGACTTTGAAGAAATTCTCAGTGATGGCGATGTACCATTTTAAACAAAATTTAGTATGATCGGAGGCGGTAGAGTGGCAGAGAAAAAGAGTATCATGCTTTACTTAGATACAATCGATCAGTGGGATATGCTCACTGATGAGCAGGCAGGCAAGCTTATAAAGGCGCTTCTGCGCTTCGGCAACACAGGCGAACAGTTTGAGACAACTGATGGTATGCTCAGAATGGCCTTTGGATTTATCGCAGCTCAGATTGAGCGTGACAACGAAAAATGGGAAAAGACCTGTGAAAAGAGACGTGAAGCTGTTGCAAAACGATGGAATAAGAACAATACAAAAGATACAAGTGAATACAATAGTATACAAGTGAATACAAAAGATACAGATACAGTAACAGATACAGTAACAGATACAGTAACAGATACAGTAACAGATATTAATAATAATATTATAGGGGCTGAAAAGTCAGCCCCACCGCCCACAAAATCAAAAAGATTTGTCAAGCCTACCATCGATCAGATCAAAGCATACTGTCAGGAAAGACATAGCAGTGTAAGTCCTGATAAGTTTTACAATTACTACGAGAGCAACGGCTGGCGAGTTGGTAAGTCTGCTATGAAGGACTGGAAAGCTGCTGTAAGATCGTGGGAATCAAACGGATACAATCATAAATCAGAATCATCAGTTCCTGATGATGTTGACAAGTACAAATGTGTTATCAATCAGTTTTAGGAGGTAACTATGGATGAGCGTATCAAAAAAATAGCTGATTATTATGGCTTTACTTCACAGGCTAATATGCTGTGTGAAGAATCAGCTGAGTACATGGTTGCATTAAATAAGCTTCGGAGAGGAAAGCCCGAAGCTTATGCAAACGTCAAGGAAGAAGTCGCTGATATAATCGTTGTTGCAATGCAGCTGAGATATCTTCTCGGTGCTGATGAGATAGATAAGATAATCAGCGAAAAGCTTGACCGTCAGATACAGCGGATTGAAGCGGAGAGGGAGTGAGAGCATGGATGAGTATATAAGCAGAGAAGAAACAGTTAAGGCGTTTTGTGAAAAGTGTAAAGGATATTATGACGGACATTGTATTCATAGGGGCGAATGCGACATTGATGTTATAAAAAACGCACCTGCCGCAGACGTACAGCCTGTGAAGCATGGAAAGTGGAACGGATATACCTGTTCTGAGTGTAATGTTTGCACCGACTATTTTGTATCGGGCGATTTTTACTTTGATGAAAAACCAAACTTCTGTCCTAACTGCGGTGCACGAATGGACTTAAAGGACGGTGATGCGAAATGAGAAAGAAACTTGATTATAAACATCTGATAGAAGATGTTTGCGGGTTTACGTGTGAAAATGATAATTACAGTAAACCGTTGCCGTCATTGAAAGCACAAGAAGCATTAAATGAGTTATGTGATTATTTTCTCGGTGATGATTGGTATGAACTAACAGGGCAAACACATCCCGAAATAGTGAACTTTGCTATTGTTGAGGAAATAGAAAGGCGGTACAAAGGGACTAAAATAAAAAGGAACAGGAGGATTGAAAATGACACTTGATGAAGCAATAGAAGAACGTTTGAAAGTTATCAAAGTACAAGAAAAACTATATGAAGAATCTTATTCCGATGAATCAAAGGAAATAATAAAAAGTGCTATAGATAATGACCGTCAGCTTGCAGAGTGGCTCAGAGAATTAAAAGAAGCAAAGCGACTTCTGAAAATGGCAGTTGAGAGTTTGCGGTGGCTTGCGTTACACACAGAAGATTCATATGGTTCATGCGTGATAAGAGATGATAATGCACACAACAAATGTGATAATTGTCCTTTAGATAATCCTGAATACACAGATTGCAAGTGGGAATACGAAGCCGAAGCTTTAAAGCTGATGGGAGAAACAAATGACGAACCGTGAAAAACTCAGCCGCATGGCATTGATTGACCTGTTGATGTATCTGGACTTTTGTCCGAGAAGCATGAAAGACTGCAAAAGCGACTGCTACAAATGCCGTATGGACTGGCTGAAAGAAGAAACAAAGGAGAAATCATCATGAATGAAGACTTTACATTTTACTATCAGGGCAGAGACGGTACAATGTGGTACAGATGCACAAAATGTGGATACCTGACAAGAGGTAAACCGAGAGTATGCCCTGTATGTGAGGGCAAGGGAAGGAGAGATAATGAGGATGAAGATTGACTTTTGCGTGTACGGAGATCCAGTCGGTAAAGGCAGACCAAAGTTCAGCACGGTCAACGGTCACGCTGTTGCATATACGCCGAAAAAAACAGCAAACTATGAGACGCTTGTACAGCTTGCATATCAGCAGAAGTACGGCGGTCAGAGCTTCGACAAAGACGTAAAGCTGAAAGCTGAGATTACAGCATTCTTTTCAATTCCGAAAAGCACAAGCAAGAAAAAGCGTGAGGAGATCTTCAGAGGAAACATCAAGCCAACAAAGAAGCCTGACTGTGATAATATCGCTAAGGTTGTGCTTGATGCACTGAATAAGGTTGCATACTATGACGATAGTCAGATCGTCAGGCTTATGGTCCAGAAGCTTTACAGTGATGAACCGTGCGTTATAGTTCATATATGGGAGGATGATGGAAATGATAGTCAGAATGATGGATAATACCTGCGTTATATGCGGTCAGATTATACCAGAAGGGCGGCAGGTGTGTCCGATCTGTGGAACAACTGATGCTGATATCTTCGGCAAGCTTATGGGAAAGCCTGCTTCGGAAGAAGAATTCAAGGTTGATGATGAGTTGGAGCAGGCGTTCCATCAGGGATTTGAGGCAGGGATGAAACACGCTTGCGAGCTGAAGGAAGATAACAATCGGCTACAACGTGAGAACGCCTTTTTGAAGAATCAGCTGGAACTCAGAGCGAGAATTGATGATATGGACGGTGAGTATGAATGACAACAGATAAACTCGAAAAGCTTAACTGCTTAGCACGAAAAATCGATTTCTTGAAAGAAGATTTGGAAACTTTGAACTATATCATCAGAGACGAAGACAAAGATGTGTCACTTACTGCAAAAGATGGACGTAAACTGTATGAAGCTTCTTGCTCAGTGAGAATTCCGAGAAGTCTCAGAAGCTTGATATGTCAAGAGGTACAGAACAAGCTTGAAAGAGAACTGAAACACGCCGAAAAAGAGTTTGAACAGGAGGGCTGATAATGTTTACAATTAAAACTGAAAGTGGAATTCTTAACTACGATATGATTGAAAGTATCTATATCGTAGGTGACAAAGGTCGTGGCTACACTGACTGAGGGCGCAGCAGGATTTGACTTTACTATATAGGAGAACGAAAAATGAAGAAGATCTTATTTATCATAGCATTGCTTGTGATGTCCATTAGCATTACAAGCTGTGAGACTGTCGGAGAAGGAACTTGCATCGGTGAGGAGGTGAGTGATTTGGGATGACCCTTACAGACGTTATCTGGTTCCTGATTCTGCTTATCGTAGCGAGAGTATTCTATTGGGGACTTAAAGAATTTTCCTGGAAAGAATACATATACAGCCGGGAACATCCGACACTGCTCAAAATGGAAGAACTGCGAAAACAGTATGACGGTATCGACGATCTTGAAACGATGGTTAAGATCGTCGAGAAGAATCCTGAGGTCGAAGTCTATGTATATCTGACTTACAGCGATATCGCAGGCGGTACCGACAAGGAAGTAAAGATACCAGTCACACCGACATCGAGAATGTGGCAGCTCCTCTGTGAAGAAGAGAAGAAGCGTCTCTACAAGGAAATCGGCAAGGCAAAGAACATCTTTCGCCTTCCCTTCCACGACTGATAAAACGTTACGGTATAGGAGCAAAACAAGAGCAAAAGGATGAACAAAGAACAGGGAAGTGATTGTATAGAACGGTTTAAAAACCCTGCTCTGAGCCGTGTGAACGGTGTACTCACTGCATACTGCTGCGTGTGCGGTGAGTATATCGGAAACGAATATGACACAAGTTACTATTCGTTGATCCGCCGGAAATATTGCAAAGATCATGCCAAAGAATACAGGGATATTCAAATGGCAATTACCAGGCGGCAATCAAAGGCAAAGAAGCAGAAAACAGTAAGAGAAATGCAGACCAGCCTTGACGAGGCTATGAAGACAATGAGAATGCAGCAAGACTACATTAAGTCACTGCAAAGAGAAATCGATGATTTAAAAAGGAGTAATTTAAAATGAAAAAGTATAACACAGCAGCCGTTGCACTTGCACTCGGCATCTCAGAAGTATCAATCGAGGATAAAAAGGGCATGACAATAGCTGAGATACTCACACTGTCAGAGAATCCGAAGCTAAAAAAATACGATGAAGAAGCAGCTATTATCCGCAAGCTGATCTCAGACATAAAGGCATTAGAAAGATGAGGAAGAAGAACACAAAGCGGAAGGGCGACCGCTATGAGCATTATGTTGCCTGGAAGATGAGGTTTCACGGTTTCATCTTTGTGAAAGTCCAGGGGCGATCTGGGGATTATGGCTGTGATATAACAGCTCATTGCCTGCCATTCGGTAAGATAGTGGTTCAATGTAAATCATACAAAGGTAAAGTCGGAGTACAAGCAGTACAGGAGATATATGCCGCAAAGCGTTACTATCATGCAACGAGAGCGGCGGTCGCAACAAATTCAACATTCACAAAGAACGCTGAGAAGTTAGCAAGGGCCTGCGGCGTTGAGCTCTGGGCGAGATACTAAGGAGGAAAAAGATGAAGAAGACCGAAAGCCTAAAAGGATTAATTATCCTGATAACAATAATCGCTATTCTGCTAATAGCAACTCACGGTGAAGATCTTAATAAGATACCAGGCGTACAAGTCGAGGGCGGCGGAGTGACAGTTGATATCGGTGACTATCACTATTACACAGAAGGGACGTGAAGACGATATGAAAGTAAGAACCGACTGCAACAAATGCAGAGAACGCATTTACAAAGAGGCAGAAACTGATTTTCTGAAACATGAATACAAGTTCTTCAGTGATTCTGCATACAGCCTGGCAGTATTCGCTACGGCCGCAGCGTTATGCGTTCATCATCGGCGTAAACGCTCTAAGAAATATATTCAGCAGTTCTTCGATGAGATGTGTTTTATATTTGATTATCCTGAAATCATGGGTAAGCAGATAACAACTACCGAAATGGTGAAGTTCCTGACTGAGGCATACGGCATTGACTTCTCGAAAATCAAATTGCATTTAGAATCCGAGGAAGAATTTATAAGAGATGTGAGGTAATTATTATGGATTTTGTTTTAGGAGCGCTTACTGGCGCAATCATAATGGCTGCTGCTGTTGGTGTATCGATCACTTACGAGCCGTATGCTAAGATCACAGAGTACAGGCTGATGCTGGACTTGGAGGACATCAATGACGGAAACAGAGATGAGAGACTATCTTGAAGGCCACTTCTATGCAAGCAAGAAGATCAAGGCGCTTCAGGCGGAAAAGAACAAGCTGAGCTCAACAACTGAGATATCTGATATCGAAAGCGAGATAATAAGTCTGAGGGATAAGCAGCGCACTATCAGAGAGCTGATAAGCTCACTTCATGATGATGATCTGGAGGCGGTCCTGATATTCAGATACATAGTTCATAACACCGAAGAGCAGACAGCCGAGAAGCTTAATTATGCTCCTCGGACGGTGCAGGAAAAGATTAAGAAGGCCGTCAAGAAATTATGTGCTAAAATGTGTGAAAATGTGTGGTAATGTGTGATAACAATAAGTATAATGAGGATAGAAAGCAGGCGGACCGGAAAAGGCAGACTTTCGGGAGCGCTTCATCCCTGTGCTCCCTGTGCCTCCGCCTATTTTCCATGTCTCTTTTCTTTTGTTCTACACAGAGTGAAGCGAAGGCGGTATGCGTTGCGGCTTATACCATGCCGCCGATAACGCTTCATCAGAATTAATGTAAGAAACAAGGTAACTACTTGTAACTTGCACCATAAACGGACGGGACAGAGAGCACCTCCTTTGATTAAGAACAGAATTGCCTTACAGCCTCTCACTGTAAGGTTTTTCTGTATATGAAAGCGGTGAAATAATGAATGTACATGAAATACCAATCGAACAGCTTAAACCTTACAACAGAAACGCAAAAAAGCATTCAGAAAAGCAGATAGAGCAGCTCATGAAGTCCATAGACCTGACTAAGGGCCTGAGACAGCCGATAGTTATAGACAGCAATAACGTTGTTGTATGCGGCCACGGAAGGCTTGAAGCAGCTAAGAGGCTCGGATATATCACAGTCCCATGTGAATGCATAGACGATATGACAGAGGACGAAATCAAGATGTACAGAATACTTGATAACCGTTCAGCATCAATCGAATATGATCTCGAAATCGAAATGGGTGAGCTCATGGATATTGAGTTCGATGTATCAGAGTATGATATGGATATCAGTCAGCTTGAATATGATATCGCAGAACAGCAGGAAAAGCACCAACAGTACAAAGAAGATACACAGCACGACGTATTGAATATAGTCAATCTGGAGAAAGGACAATTTCTCGGTGAAGGCTTATATGATATACCGATTCTGGAGCCAGTCACAGAACTGCCTCCGATTCGTGAGTGGATCTCCTTCAACTATGTACTGTCTGACAAGGATCCGGAAGGAACAGCATATATGAGTACATCTTACAACGCAAAGAACAATCCGTTCGCTCCTGGCGCTCCTGGTGGCGGAGGCCGTGAAGTTGTTATGAACGTAAAGGCAGCTGCTAATACTCAGGTTGTATTCGGTGCAAAGAAGCAGTCAGAGATCGTTATAAACAAGGGCACAAACATGAGAATAACAGGCATACACTATGACGGCACATATGCAACTCCAAGAGGCAAGGGAACAAAGCCGAGAGTTGTAATTGATGTCGAAACGTATTAAGGAGGCAGTAAAATGGCAACAAAGAAGACAAGTCCAAAAGACTATGATAGATGGGGCAATACAGGAATCAAAGTCCTGAGCAAACCGACACCGAAGAAAACAACAAAGCCTACATCAAAAGGAAAGAAGAATGGCTAAATCAAGAAGAGGCGGAAGAAGAAGCGGTGGCGCAGGCGGTTCAGGTGGACCGTCATTACCTCCTCCTTCAGATCAGCAGAATGCAGCAACTAAGTCAGACGATACACAGCAGGCCCCGGCAATGTCTGCACAGTATGACGCATTCATGAAGATGTCAGATGATCAGAAAGCGGCTGCAATCGTTCAGGCGATAAGTCAGGATATTCCGGATCATCTCAACAAGGGCAGCGACTTCCAGAGGCTTATATACAACCTCGGCATGAATGACAAGCCACAGGTCGTTGATGATGCAACATTGAACAAAATGAACGGTACTGAAATATTCAGGACTGTAAACGCTGTATACGACAGGGCAACAGACCTCAGTTTCACAGCTCCTCAGATAGCAAAGCAGACACAGGCAGGTAAGATCACACGAGTATCAAGTGATAGTTCTGCGGTTTATGGCGATGGAATTTACTTTGCAGACAGCCGAAGTGGAAGTGCAGTATACGGAAGGACACGAGGAAACGTGCAGAAAACTTGTATGATGAGAGCAAAGCTGAATAGTAACGCCAAAGCAATAGGATATTATACGGCTGCTCAGGGAGTAAGTCACGAAATAAATAGCGGTTCAAAGCTTGGACAGGCACTGAAAAAGTGCAATTATTCGTCAAGAGCAAGTGTTTACGCACTTGCAAAAGGATATAACGTCATTGATGCTGGTAATGGTTATTACAGCGTGTTAAACCGTAATGCTGTAACAATGAGCCAGAATGTAAACGCAATATAAGCGTAGAAAGGGATAATATGAGTAAAACAGTCAATTTAAAAAACATTAAAGGCGATATTGATAAGAAGTTTGAAAGACTTTCACCTTCTGCTGCAAGGCAGATTGATAACGGCGGCACAAAGGCTAAGAAAAAGACCTCAAAGCCGAAGAAATGAGCGTAGAAAGGGGTTAGTATGGCTAACGAGCAGAATTTGATACCGGGATCACATCCTCTAACCGTAGAGGAAGCGTCGAAGGGCGGTAAGAACTCTGGTAAAACTCGTCGGCGCAAAGCTGACCTCCGAAGAATGGCTCAGCAAGTCCTTGACGGAACATATACAGACAAGAACGGTAACAAGTTCACAGGCGAGGAAGCAGTCATAAAGGGCCTTATAGCTAATCTGACAGACCCTAAGGGTAAGAACTGGGGCAAGGCCATGGACTTGCTTATACAGCTTATAGGAGCGAATAAGAGCAAGGAAGAAAAGCAGCTCATGAAAACACAGATCAAGATACTGCAAACTAAGGCCGAACTTATGACCGGCGCTGATACAAGCGCACTTGATCACCTCGATGAAATACTGAAGGAAATGAGAAAAAATGCTGAAGCTCAGTCCGAAACAGAATGAGTACATAAGGCAGGCAAACAGCCGATGGAATATCAAATCGGGCGCTGTACGTTCGGGCAAGTCCTTCTGTGATGTTGCATATATCATACTGTCAAGGCTCAGAGCCGTGAAGGATGAGCCGGGACTTAATGCGATTATCGGAGTATCAAAGGAAACTGTTGAGAGAAACGTTTTGCAGCCGATGAGAGAAATCTATACTTCCGAAGTTGTAGGCACTATCAACAGCCGAAACATTGCAATGATCGCAGGCGTTCCGGTTTACTGCCTCGGAGCTGAAAAAGCTTCTCAGGTTGCAAAGATACAAGGTTCATCAATCAAGTATTGTTACGGTGATGAGGTCGCAAAGTGGTCTCTGAATGTCTTTGATATGCTGAAATCACGACTTGACAAGCCTTACAGTAAGTTTGACGGCTCCTGCAATCCAGAGGGCAAGATGCACTGGCTGAAGCTGTTTATTGACCGTGAAGACCTTGATATTTATGTCCAGAAGTACACGATATTCGACAATCCGTTCCTTGATAAGGACTTTGTCGCAAATCTATGCAATGAGTATAAAGGAACTGTATATTATGACAGACTGATACTCGGCAAGTGGGTAAACGCCGAAGGAATCGTTTACAGTATGTTCGATGAAGCTGTGCACGTTACAACAGAGGAATTCGACTTCAAGCCTGCATACTATGTCAGCTGCGACTATGGTACACAGAATCCGACAGTATTTCTGTTATGGCATAAGATAGCAGACGGTCGGTGGTTATGCGAAAAAGAGTACTATTACAGCGGCCGAAAAGAAGTCAAGCAGAAGACCGATGAAGAGTATGTAAACGACTTATTCACGTTCATAGGTGATATATATATCAGCGGTATGATTGTGGATCCTTCAGCGGCCTCCTTCATTGCAGCACTCAGAAAACGAGGTATTACAGTTATACCTGCAAACAATGCTGTTCTTGACGGTGTACGCTTTACAGCAGGCCTGCTGAATACTCAAAAGCTTTTATTCAGGCCTTGCTGCAAGAATACGATAACAGAATTCAGCGTTTACAGCTGGAATCCAGACACTGAGGAAGACGAGGTTATAAAGGAAAATGACCACTGCATGGATGCAATGCGTTATTTCTGCTATACACACTTAGCGACTTCAAAGGTCGGAACAGCTAAAATCAGATAGGAAGTGAAACAATGCCGTTTCTTTTAAAAAACACAGACGAGCTCACACCTGATTTAATATGCAAGTATATACAGCTGCACATAAATCAGACGAGCGACAGATATCAGCGCTTACAGGACTACTACGAAGGAAGACACGATATCTTACTCAGAGAGCCAAAAAGGCCTGATGAACCGTGCAATAACTTAGTATGCAACTATGCAAAGTATATCTCAGACTTTGCGTCAGGTTATCTTATCGGTGAGCCTATATCATACCAGACAGAAGATGATAGCAACATAGATGATCTGATAGCATGGTTCAAAAAGGCTCAGACAGACGTGCAGGATATGGACAATGCGAAGTATCAGTCAATCTATGGCGTGGCCTATGAGCTTGTATATATGAGCTCAGACGATTCACCAACGCCGAAGACAGCAAGTATTCATCCTTCACAGGCATTTGTGATATACAATAGCACTGTTGAGCTCCTGCCTGTTGCAGGTGTGTACTACTACGAGCAGAGAGACCCGAAGACACAGGAACTCACAGGTTATACAGTTGAAGCGAGCACAAAGGATAATCTCATATACTTTGATGTTACAAAGGACTTTGCTGTTGACGGTGAGGTTGAATATAATGAGAATCCGTTCGGAGCAGTAACGCTTATTGAGATATACAATAATAACGAGCTTCAGGGTGACTTTGAGCAGCTTATACCGCTAATAGACGGTTACAATTGTCAGCAGTCCAACAGAATTGACGATGTTGAGAACTTTGTTAACTCTCTCATGGTCCTTACAGGCCAGACATTAGGCGATACGCACTCAGAAAAGGCTGAAACATACAGGGATATCAAAGAGAATGGTGTTATCGAGCTCACTCCTGGAAGTGATCTTTCGTTCCTGACAAGACAGATTGACCAGGCAGGAAACGAGATGCTCAGGCAGTCAATAGCTGATGATATACACAAGTTCTCTTGTGTTCCGAGCATGACTGACAAGGACTTTGCAGCGAATGTTTCCGGTGTAGCAATGCAATACAAGCTCCTCGGCCTGAATCAGATCACGAAGATCAAGGAAAGATACGTAAAGGAAGGTATCAGAGAGAGAGTTAATCTCTTTAATGCTATTCTTGAAGCAAAAGGCAAGAAACCAGTTGATATTGACAGCCTGACAATTACTATCAATCACAGCCTGCCGAAGAATCTTGTTGAAATCGCTCAGGTTGTCGGAAACCTTGAAGGATTATGCAGCAAGGAAACACTTGTTGCACAGCTGCCATTCGTTGAGGATCCGGAAAAGGAAATCGAAAAGGCAACAGAGGAAAGAAAGCAGCTCATGGACGAGCAGTTCGTAATGCAGTCAGCCGTAATTCAGGCTGAGGCAGAAGCAAAGAACAATGACACGGAATGAGAAATACTGGATTGATAGAGCGGACAGACGCATGGATAACTATACATTGTCCGCTATTGCACAAGCAAGAATTATTAATCAGTCATATAACGCATTGTGCAATTATGTGCAATCCGAAATAGCAAAGATTCTGAAGCACACAGGCGGCCCTGATACGCTTGCATATGAATACCGTATCAAACGGTTAAAGGCGCTCTTAGAGCGCACAAATAAGCGTATGCAGCAGTTATATGGTGTAAATCTCGGTGATACAACAGCATTCTTAAAAAAGATAATTCCTGAAGCGTATTATCATACGATATTTGATATCGCACAAGGAACAGGAACACAGCCGATGTTCTCAGCAGTCAATCCTCGGCTGATAGATAAGATCATAAATGAGGATTGGAGCGGTCAGAACTATTCAAAGCGCATATGGAGTAATACAGATGCACTTGCTGAAAAGATAAGGGAAGTCCTTACAGAAGCAGCAATGAGCGGAGAGAGTATATACAAGACCTCCAGAAAGCTCTCTGAGGCCTTTAATACAGCCGCTTACAATAGTCAACGTCTTATACGTACTGAGACAACATACGCCTGTAATCAAGCGGAAATGCTGTCATATAAGGAACTTGACATAGACCGTTATGAATTTGTTGCAACGCTTGATACACGAACTTCAACGATTTGTCAGAAGCTTGACGGTCAGATCTTTGAGACGAAGGACGCAAAGGCAGGAGTGAATCTGCCTGCAATGCATCCGAACTGCAGAAGTACAACAATACCGTACTTCGAGGACGGTATGCCAACAGTGAGAGCTGCACGAGACGAGAACGGCAAGCGCATCAAGGTTCCTGCATCGATGAAGTATGACGAATGGTATAAGAAGTACGTCGAACCGAAGGAGCGACAGAAACGGCCACAGAAGCCGCCTAAAGCACAGCCTGGTACATCGGTACCGGTAGAGATACCGATGCCACAGGAAGGAAACGGCGGCTATACAGACGTTAAAATACCGAAGAGAGGTAAATAATTATGGAAGATTGGAAGGACAGGCTGAAAGCTGAGTACGCTCAGACCAAGGAGCGTTACGAAAAGCTGAAAGCCTATAACAACAAACAGGAAGTGGAAGCCAATCTTATTGGTGACCGCATTATGAAACAGGAAGATTATTACAGCAATCGTCTGTTAGCGAGACAGCAGGAAATCATGGCAGATTATCTCAAAGTTCTTGAACTCCGTGCAGAGCTTGCACACATCGAACTGTAACCGACATTATTGTCGGTCGCAAAGTTCCCGACATTCGTGTCGGGAAGATATCAGCTTAGTATAGTGGAATTATGGCGGTCTCCAAAACCGAGGACGGGTGTTCGATTCACTCAGCTGGTGCCAAGCCGACGGGCCTATAAACGGAATTGTCTACTCAGACGTTAAACGGAGGTAATGTATGAAAAGAATTTTTAGAATCCCTATGCAGTTTTTCGCTGAAGAAACGGTCGAAACTGAGCCAACAGGCGCAGCAAGCGTACAGGATGATTCAGCGCCACAGGGAACAGAACCGCAGAAAACAGATCCTGCTCCTGCTGAGAAGACGTTCACTCAGGAAGAAGTTAACAAGCTTATTTCCGAGCGCTTAGCAAGACAGCAGAAACAGTTTGATGCTAAACAGGAAGAAGCTGCAAAACTTGCAAAAATGAACGCTGAGCAGAAGGCGCAGTACGAAGCTGAAAAGAGAGAAAAAGAACTCTCTGAGAGGGAAAAAGCAGTCAAGGAAAAGGAACTCAGATTTGAGGCTCTTAATATCCTTGCTGAAAATAACCTCCCTTCCAAGCTCGTTGAATGCCTTGACCTGACATCAGCGGAAACTTGCAACAAATCAATCGAAAATCTCAAAAGCGCATGGGCTGAGGCTTTATCTGCCGCAGTTGATGCCAGACTGAAAACAAATCCGCCTCCTGCTTACAGCAGTGGCAACAGTAAAAATGATGCTTTCCTTGCCGGATTTATGGAGGGATAAGCAGAAAGTGAGGTAAAAAATGCCAAGTATTAACTTAACAACACGATTCAGTGGTAAAGTTGATGAAGTAATCACAAACGGCGCACTCTCAACAGCTTCAATCAATACAGATTATAGCTTTGTTGGTGCACAGACAGTAAAAGTATACTCTTTTGATACTGTTGAGATGAATGATTATGTTCGTTCAGGCTCCAACAGATACGGCACACCAGAAGAGCTCGGAGACAGCGTTCAGGAAATGACAATGTCTCAGGATAAGGCGTTTACATTCACAGTTGACAAGGGTAATGCAAGCGACACAGAACCGGGCGTTCGTGAGGCAGGCAAGCAGCTCCGCAGACAGACTGACCTTCAGATCATCCCTATGCTTGACCAGTACCGCTTTACAAAGATCGCTAACGCAGCAGCTCATAAGTTCTATGCAACAACAGCACTGACAGCTTTAACTGCATACGCTGCATTCCTTGCAGCTAACGAGGCTATCGACGAGGAAGACGTACCTGCAACAGGTAGAATCTGTAATGCAAGCCCTGCATTCCTTAACCTTATCAAGCAGGATCCTAATTTTATCAAGTCAGGTGATTTATCACAGCGTACACTCTTCAACGGCCAGATCGGCGAGATTGACGGTGTAGCAATCATCAAGGTTCCTTCGAAGAGACTTCCTGCAGGTCTTCTCTTTGAGATTACACATCCGATGGCTTGTACAGCTCCTGTCAAGATCAATGAGTACAAGCTGCACACAGATCCTCCTGGAATCAGCGGTATGCTTGCAGAGGGCCGTGTATATCATGATGCATTCGTGCTCAACAACAAGGCAAGAATGATTTCTGCATACTATGGCGGCGGTGAGAATTCACTTACTCTTGATGCTAAGGCAGGCTCATCCGCAACAACATCAAAGGTAACTATCAGCGGTAACACAGCAGGCGGCACTCTTGTCTATAAGGGCGATTATGCAAGTGCAGCAACAGCAAGCGGTGCTGTTGATATCGGTGATGATGTATCATCATTCACTGCATTCCCTGCAAACGGCGTATGCACAACAGCAAGCGGTAAGTATATCGCAGTGGCAGTCAAGGACGCTGACAACAAGGTTGTTGCTTCTGGCGTTGTTGCTGCTGTTGTTGGATCATGACAAAACTTGATAAACTCTTAGTGCTTCTCGGTAATCCTTGCGAGTGCAACGAGGAGACAGCCGAAGTATGTCTGAGCATGGCAGAAGATGCCGTGCTCGACTATATCGGCCGTGAGGAGCTTCCAAAAAGCGCTGAGAGCATAGTTATAAAGCTGGCAGTGATATATTATAACCGTCTCGGCAACGAGGGCGAAAACAGCCGCTCAGAGGGCGGTATAAGTCAAAGTTTCAGCAATGATATTCCGGCTGATATCCTGCGACAGCTTGCAAATTATCCACGAAAGGTCGGTGTTATCCACAATGAGGCTATCGAGGAATAAACAAAGACCTGTCTATGTGTTCAAAATGGTGGACGTAAAGTCTGACTTTGTCGGAACTGAGCGTAAAATTGACCTTGTAGGCCGTTTTAACTGCATCGTCGAGACTGTGAAAAAGTCAAAGAGTGATGATACAACGACCGAAAAGGAAGTTATCTGTAAACTGACAGTTCCGAACGGATATCATTTCAAGGAGGGCTTTATGGCATCATTTGACAGCTGTGAAAAGCCTGATATGAAGATAACATCCGTATCAAAGTACACAAATCACAGCGTATGTGAGTGCGTATCATGGAGATAAGTTTCCGAATGGAAGGTATGCAGTCACTTCAGCGAAAACTGAATACCGTCAAGAATCTTGAACGTGATCCAAGGGTGAATCAGGCTCTCGGACGTGGAGCAAAGCTAATTCAAGGAGCTGTAAAACTTCTAACCCCTGTTGACACTGGAAATCTCAGAAATAAGATTTTTGCTGAAGAAGAGAAGTTTATGCAATGGATTGTTGATACAAACGTCGAATACTCACTCTATGTTGAATTCGGCACCGGCAAGCTCGGTGATCCATCCGTACCACACACAAACAAAGAGAGCTGGGTATACTATTCTGACGCTCTCAAACGATTTGTAACTACTCACGGTCAGAAGCCAGCGGCAATGTTCCGGGATGGCTTTAGTCAGTCGCACAGACAGGCTTTCCAAATGATTAAAAGAGAAGTGGAGGAGATAATCAGAAATGCTTGACGTTTTAAAGAAAATATCGAATCTGCTTGAAGGCTTAGCGCCTGTCGAATTGGCTGGCAGTGAAGCCGAGCTGAAACTTCCATCGATTTACCTTACTGCAATATCAAATCGGCCTGATGTCAGCTTTGATCACAAAGACTTCCTGACAGCTATGCAATATCAGATCGATATTTATGCGGAACATCCGCAGAAATGCATAGAAATGGCGCAGGCAGTCGATGAGATAATGCAGCGTGAAGGCTGGACACGGAGTAATGGTTTACTCTTAGGAAGACAGCGTTATACACTGACTTACAGAGCATTAGTCAGTGAAAAATACTCTACATATAAGGAGTGATATAATGAGCGAATTTAACAGCAAGGGCACGATTCTCAGCGTTGCAACAGTTCCATCAGGCAGCGCAGAACCGTCATATAAGAAGCTTTACGGACTGTTTACCGTCCCCGAAATGGGCGGCACTCCGGAGCTTATCGATGTAACAAACCTTGAAGACAGCATAAAGAGAAACATTCTCGGCATCCAGGACACAGGAACACTTGACTTTGAGTTCTATGCGACTGAGAATGAAACAGACACCACTGAGCAGGTGCGTGATACCTGGAATATCCTGAGAGGATATCAGACAGCGGACACACTTCTCATGTGGAAGCTTGAATATCCTGACGGCGAGGGCTTCACCTGGAAGGGCAAGTGTTCAGTGCGTCGCCAGAGTGTAGGCGTTAACCAGGCTATCAAGTTTACACTGACAGTTGGTCTCGATTCCCCTCTCGAAGACCTTTAAAGGAGTGACCGCATGATGAAACCATATGAAGTTTTAACAGTTTGCGGCAGTGAGTATAAATTCAAGCTCACTACCGCAAATGCGGTCAAGCTTGAAGCTGAGCTGAAAACAGACCTGCTCAGAGGCCTTGAAAGGCTCGGAGAGATAGGTGTACTTGCAAAGTATTACTATTATGCAGCTGTCAGCCTTAATGACAGCATAAGCAAGATAGATGATGTATATCAGCTCTTTGACGATTATATCACTGACGGCGGCACTTATAGCCAGCTTCAGGACCTTATCGTTGAAATCATGCTTACTTCGGGTATTCTGTCGAAAGAGGCGTATGATGTATCAAAAAAAATGACAGAGGAACAGAAAACAGCGTTACAGAAGTTACTGAACTGATGTATCGCAAGGCTCTTGAAGTCGGCATATATCCTTTTGAGTTCTGGGATATGACACTTCAGGAAGTTCGAGACACCGTAAACTCACGAATCAGGCAGAAAAATGATGAAATCTATACTCTGTCAGGAATGATCAGAGTTGCGGTGCTTTCTGTTTTCCCCTCATCAGGCGTTTGGTTCCCTGCTGCTCCAAATCAAGAAGAAAAGCAGGGAGACTGGAAGAACTCAAAAAATTATCTTAAAGCACTTCAAAAAATTCATAAAGGAGGTGCATAAATGGGAATAACAACAGATGAACTGAGGATCCTGCTCAGAGTTAACGGCACATCAAGCTATGTTAATCAGATGCAGCAGGTAACGAGAGCAACAGGTGGCTTTGACAATGCCGCTGGTAAGCTTATATCAACGCTTGCAAGGCTTGTCAGTATCGGTGCAATAGTACGATTTGGTAAGCAGTGCATAGATGCAGCATCAGACTTGCAGGAGGTTGCAAACGTTATGAACGTAACCTTCGGTGATAGTGCGGTGATTGTTGACAGATGGGCTAAGACACAGGCAGCAAGCTTCGGACTTTCTGAGACAGCTGCAAAGCGATACATCGGAACATATGGAACGATGGCTACACAGTTCGGCTTTACCAGGGAGCAGGCCGCAAGCATGGGAATTGAACTTGCAAAGCTGACAGGTGATGTCGCAAGTTTTTACAACATTGACGATAAGCTTGCATCTATCAAGTTAAAATCCATTTTTACAGGTGAAACAGAAACCTTAAAAGACCTCGGTGTTGTTATGACACAGGCTCAGCTTGACGCTTACGCTCTGGAAAAGGGCATAGGCAGAACAACAAAGCAGATGTCAGAGAACGAAAAAGTCGCTCTCAGATATAGCTTTGTAATGGACAGGCTCAGTCATGCTCAGGGTGACTTTGCAAGGACCTCAGACGGCTGGGCTAACTCAGTAAGACTCCTGAAGCTCAACCTTGAAAACCTCAAGATCGAGATAGGAAACCAGCTCCTGCCGGTAGCCGGTCAAGGACTGGCAGCAATCAACAAGGGACTGCAGACGCTGTCTCCGATACTTGTGAGCGTAGCGACAACAATCAAGCTGTACGCTCAGGCGTGGAAGAATGCATCAGAAACAACCAAAGGAGTTGTTAAAACTGCTATGGCAGCGTTCGCTGTAGCGATAGCAGCTCCGAAAGTAATAACTGTTGTGAGCAAGGCGATAAAGGTCCTCACAGTTGACGCTCTCACGCTTGGCGGCGCTCTCAGCTTCGTGGCAGGCCTTGCAGGCATAATCCTTGCAGGCATAGCAATTGCAGACCTGGCAAAACAGGTCAAGGAGCTCAGAAGCACGACAGAAAACATATCGAATATCGGAGAGAGTGCAGATGTCAGCGCAGATGCTGTCGGCAACCTCTCAGACGCTATGGACGAACTCGGCGACAGCGCTCAGGGCCTTGATACCTTCCTTGCAAGCTTCGACGAGGTAAACAAAGTCGGCGGTAACAATTCTTTGATGTCAAATCTCGTTAATACTGAAGACCTTGCAAATATCCTCGGCGTGGCTGACGGTATCGGAGATATCAGCAACATGGTTGATCAGCTCAACACAACAATGTCTGAGCTCTCAATGCCTGATCTGAGCAAGGGTACACTTCTGGATCCAGCATGGTGGCAGCAGAAATGGGAACTTGTGAAAGGCTTCTTCAGCACATTTTTCAACGGTGAGTGGAAGGCGAACTGGAATCTCGGTTTTAATATGATCGGTCAATGGTTCGAGGAAAAGTTCCCGAATTGGTCAAGGTTCTGGGAAGGAGCAGGCGCTCAGTGGGCTGATACTTTACAGCCGGTTCAGAATGCACTCCAGAAAATATCTGATTTCTTTGATACAATAGCCGAAAAATTTGAAAAATCAGCGTGGTTCAAATACTTTGCCGGAGCCGGTGCAAATCTTGCAGATCTTCAGGACGAGGACAATAACGGACCTGAAACATTCATGTATACATCGAAAAGCGGCACAACAAGACCGGTCCTGAAGTACAACACCGACGGCACCGAGACAGACTTGTACAAGAAGTACTTGGCAACTCAGGGCACTCAAAACAAGACTGTCAATCAGACCAACGTCACGAACAACAGCAGTCCGACAACAGTACAGGTCAATCCGACGATCATGCTCGACGGTCGAAAGATAACCGGAGCTGTTATTGACGGAATCAATGCGATAACACGTTCAAGCGGTAAGTCTCCGCTTGTGGAGTAAGGAGGATAAGCAATGCTAAAGATAGGCAATACAACACTTCCGCCTCCTAAAAGCGTGACATATTCGCAAAATAAAATCTGGTCTCAAAACACCGGCAGGCTTGATAACGGCTTCTTTGTGGGTGAGCTCATAGCGATCAAGAAAAAATACGAAGTCACATTTCCTCCGCTCAGTACCGCTCAGCTGACAACAGTCAGAGCAGCAGTAAACGGAGAATTTGAAACGGTGCAGATAACCAATGCGGAAGGCGGTACAGATACAGTGACCGCATACTTCGGAGATCTGACCGTAGAATCTTATTCGTGGCATAACGGCATAAAATACGCCATAAATGCCACAGTATCAATCATAGAGAGGTGATAGTATGATACCAATAAGCGGCAACGTGAATGCAATGCCGAGAAAAGTCAGCTGTAAGCTGGTCATAGGCGGTAATACTATCACCGACGTTAAACTGCTGACATACAACTCTGACTGGTCGGGAGATATCACGATAGGTCAGGTTGTTTCGTCATATATCAACTGCACCATTCCGACACCGGGCTTCAGCCTTACAGGTGCTAACGTCGCACATAGTATGGGAATCGGAGATCCTGTGGAATGGGTTGCAATCGGACAGTATACCGTGGATAAAAACAGCATCCGAACAAGGCAGGGTTATACGTCTTTTTCTGCATACGACAAGCTGCACGATACTGTCAACACATATACTGCTAACGCTGCATATTCTGAGACCTTGCAGGGCCTGTGCAATGATGTGTGTAATCAAATAGGCATCGGAACTGTGGGTAATTTAGGAAACATCGGAGCGATAGCGGTAGAAAAAGAAAGTCTCAACGGCTATACGCTGAGAGACGTTCTCGGCTTCGTGGCTGCACTCTGCGGCAAGAATGCATATCTTGATGCAAGCAATAATCTTGTTCTGAAGTGGTTCAGCAGCACGAGCTACACGGCCGACAACACAAGAGCCAATGTCCCTTACGTCGGGGAGAATGACTGTACTGTCGGCAGGATCATCTGTCAGGGAGCTGACGGAACTTACACCTATGGATCAGGCGAAGGAATTTTCTTCACCTGTCCGATTGTCAACGAGGATAACTGGCAGAACCTTCTGAGCTATCTTCACGGCATCCTCGGAATTACCTATCGCAAGGCTGACGTTGATATTCCTTATGGTAATTTCTGCTTACAGTCAGGCGATATCATCACTGTCACAACGACAGGTCAGACATTGACTGTGCCTATCATGCAAAACTCATGGACTTATGATGGCGGTTTATCGTCTTCCGTATCAGCGTATGGTGTGAGTGATTACAGCGGCACAGCAAACAACGCAGAACGCT